ATATCCCGACTGGAGATGGTCAACGACTTCGTAGGACATCAATACACTGAGATCAGCATTGATGAGTGTACGACATTCCCATTTTTCTCGCGCATGGTAGACAAGCTTAAGGGCAGTCTCCGTTCTCCCCATGGCGTACCCTGCCATATGTTCGGGACAGGCAACCCCGGAGGGCCTGGGCACTCAGACGTTAAAGAGTTCTTTAAACTCGGGAGTTCTGGGATAACGCCGGGGGAAGTCTGGTATGACGAGGCAGGAGAATCTCGCGTCTTCATCCCATCGTTTCTTGATGATAACCGCATCCTGTGTGATGCGGACCCCTTATATGTTCGCAGGCTGAAATCTATCCGTGATCCAGCGCTACGTAAGGCGTGGATTATGGGTGACTGGGACGTGTTTATCGGCCAGGCGTTTCAGTTCTCGTATGACCGCCACACGATTAACCCTATTCCGGTACCTCAATATGCGCCTCTCTATATGACCTTTGACTGGGGATTCGGGGCGCCGTTCTCCATTGGATGGTGGTGGGTGGATGCAGACAACCGCGTGTATAGGTTTGCCGAGTGGTACGGGTGGGACGGGACGCCCGACCAGGGCCTACGGCTGACAGATTCTGATATAGCCAAGGGCATTGTCGCGAGGGAAGAGAAGCTCGGGATACAGTACCGCCAAATCATCAGACTGTGCGACCCCACCTGTTTCAATAAGAAGCCTGATTACAGAGGGGGAGGTCAAGGGCCATCAACCGCGGAGGTCTTCGCAGGTTACAGTATATATCTCACCCCTGGAGATCCGTCACGGGAACTCAAGATCAGGCAGTTCAGAGAGCGCCTTGCTACGCCTGAGAACGAAACGGAAATGCCGATGATGATGATCTACCGCAACTGTGACCAGTTTATCCGGACCGTGCCAGCCCTGTGCATGGATGAGGTCCACATTGAGGATATCGACACCGATCAAGAAGATCACATCTACGATGAAGCCTGCCATATCGCCATGGCGCGTCCAATCTCCCTGAAAGAACCGAAATCCCGGCAATCCGCACATGACCGCCGCATAGAGCAACTCATTAAGGGAGATACTGACCAGTTCGAGGCGTTCGCAACTGTGCAGGCCGAGATAACGGAAAGGCACCTGGGCGTTGATAGGATGAATTACGATGCCGATGAATACGAGGACGGGGACCTGGTTACCACTACACGAGGGTAAGGATGGATAACTATTTTTCTCAAATCATTCCGGAGTGGTTGCCGCAACTGGCGATTATATTCGCGTTGTTCATGGTCGTGGTCTGGTTCGGTTTTATTATGGGCCGGGCAGCAGGCACAAAACCAATGCCGATTGCGAACAAGAAGCAAAACCCTGGGCCTGCGGCGTTGCCGGAGACAGGGGATATTTTTAGGGATGCGTTACGCGATGACAAAGACGAGCGCATACCAACGATCCGCTCCCCTCGCCTACCTTAAAATTCGAGGGGTTGGCCACGGCTTATATTTTGCGTGTGGTCTAAGTCCCGAGCGACCCTAACCATGGCGTGGTCGTAAAATCTTTTCCATGGTAGGGCCTCCTTAAAGCGATATGTTTTTCCTCAGAGGGCGATCATATCGGGGCACTACCTCTGAGGATATTTAAACGAGGATAACACATGAGTATGTTGCCACTGATATGTGAGATCTGCCGAGAGCAGATAGGGCGGTTTAATACTAATAAGGTTTCTACGCCGCTGACCGGGGCGATGTTCGAGCCCCTTGATGATATCCATGGATATCCGCACCCTTTTCCACTTGAGGCCACGTGGGAGCATTTCCAATGTATCCGGGACATGAACCCTGTCTTGCACATGCGGCATAGGCCGATCACGCAGCAGGATAGGATCTTAACAGACAAGGGCTTTTATCAGGTTGGGTCTAAGCAGATTCCGGGCATGGAGTTTAACCCGAATGTTACCGTGTACTCAGATGGGGAGTTAGATACCGAATGGGAGGCGCGGAAAAAGAAGCCTGCCATAGACGATCCCCCTCCTAAACATCAAGGCAAGAAGCAAAAGGTAAGCAATGGAACAGGAAAATAAGCCGACGGTTGAAACCAAGGAAAAGCTGACAGCGGAACTGATCCCGGAAGAAGGGACGCCGGATGTCGGCTATAAGGTTTTCGAGATCTTGGACGAGATCCTTAAGTTCAAGAATGATCTGGGTCTGCCGGACAAATGGAACCGCAACTATGAGTTGGGCCGGAACAAGCACTGGAAGCAGGACACGGGTAAAGCAACCCTGATCACTGCGAACCTACTCCATACCCATAGATCGCGCACAGTCAATATGCTGACAGACAATAACCCTACGTTTAATGTTCATCAGGTCGGAGAGGCGGATGTAGACAAAGAGGATCTGTTCGACTCGCTACTGCATACCGCTGAGTATTGGTGGACGGAGCAGGAGCAACAGAGCGTGCTGGAAGCGTCTGTCCTGAATGGAGAAACCTATGGATGCACAATCGAAAAGGTTATCTTCAACAGCGACCTCGAAGCAGGATTCGGTGAAGTGGAAACTGAGGTCGTAGACCCGTTCTATTTCGGGCTGTATCCTGTCCGGTGTATGACCGTGCAAAAAGCTGAAGCGGTCCTCCATTACTGGCCGATGTCTGTTCGTGAGGCCCGGAGACGATGGACTGATCACGCAGAGGTTATTAAATCCGATGCCGAGTATTTACAGGAGTTAGGGGACACCAGGATAGATGTGCAGCCCGGCAAGAATACTAAGGCAAAGGGCTATCTGTCCACCATTTCAGGGATAGTCAAGAACATGCTCAATACCAGCGCGGATGGCTCAGGGCAAAGTGACCAGGTCTTAATCGTTGAGTGCTGGGTAAGGGATTACACCAGGACCCCTGGAGATCAGCCTGACAAGTTTGTGGATAAGTACCCCGGGAATATACGCTGCATCCAAACCTGTAACGGCGGCAAGGTTATTTTGTCGGACCGCCCTAATCCCTCAATCAATCCCAAATTTGAATCGGTGCAAGCATCTAAGACGTATCTGTTTAGCCGTTTCCCTTTCACCCTCACGCAATCCGTGCGAGACACGACAAACCCATGGGGCATGAGCGATTTCGAACAACTCGAATCCCTAAACATCGAAGTAGACAAGACAATATCGCAGATGACATTAATGAAGGATCAGGTCTCACGGATAAAGATAATTAATCCGAAAGACTCTGGCGTCAGTAACAACGAGTTCTCCAATGCACCTGGGATAATTAACCCATCATCCTCGATGGTCGCTCAAGCGATCCGGTACCTGGACCTGCCAAACATCCCATGGGCCGATATGGCTAACGCCCTGACCGTTTACAAGGACTATTTTTTTCTTGTGTCCGGCACGTTTGAGTTGGAAGCAGCTCAGACGCCGGGCCGGGAGGTAATTGCGTACAAGGCCATTGCCGCACTCTTAGAGCGTGCGGCCCTTATCCTGAGGGGTAAGATCCGCAACTACTCCAAAATGGTCCGTGAACGTGGCCGCATGTATATCAGTCACGTCATGAACTGGTACACGGAAGAGAGGTTTATCAGTTACGAGCAGGACGGGGAGAAGGTCACGAAGGCGATCAACGGGACGGATATGTTGATCCCTGCCAAGTTGGGCGTGGTATCAGGCTCCACCATGCCTGTGTCTAAGGTCCAGGAGAGAGAGGAAGCCATTGAACTGTTTAGGATGGGGGCGATTGACGGGGAGGCCTTGCTGGAAAAGATTGACTGGCCGAATCGCAAACGAGTTGTGCAGAGGATGAGGCTGGGGCCGATAGGTGAGTTCTTGGAGCGCCTCACTGCTATGGGTGCGCCTCCTGCCATGACCGAAGCATTCCAGGAGATAGCACAGATGGAGGGCAAAGAGTTTGAAAGGGCATTGGAGCAAGGAAAGATACCGATGTTCGCGCAGTTGTTGACGGCACCGGAAGAGGAAGGGCAGACCCCTGAACAAAACGCGGAGATGATGAAAACTGACGCTGAGGTCCGCAAGGTTGACGCAGAGATCCGACTGATCGAGGAAAAGATCCAGACCGAGAAAGTAGGCCAGACCGTGGCCCTGGCCGGTGTGGAGTTCGACCAGGAGAAGCTGCAAATCGAACGGGCGCAGGCAGTCAACGCCCTGAAAACGGAAGAGTATAATCGAGAGATGGGCATTCGGGCTCAAGAACATACGGAGACGGTGGATAACGAGAAGGTTAAGAATGAGGCCAAGAAGATCCAGGGGCCTTACCGCGAGAAAGGGCTTAAGAGTAATAACAAGTAACCAGAGAAGAAGGAAAAGTAGCATGCCTATTTACGACCGTGAGTGTTACGACTGTAACCATTCTTGGGAAGTTATTGAAGCTGTAGATGCGCCCCAAGAATCCCTGTGTCCCCGATGCGGAGGCACGGCGCGGCGCATTATATCGGCATCCGGCCCTAATTGCGCCAACCAGGACTCGGCGTGGATACGGACGGTAACGGACGTTGTGGACAAGAGCGCGACGGCCACTGCCGTAGATCGTGAGTTTGTCCGGAATCCGACCCGCGAGAACTATAGGATGTGGATGAAAAGCCGAGGGCTCCGGCCCTTGGAACCAGGGGAAGGCCCGACCAAACCGAAACCGCCGGACATGGGCAGGATTACGCGCGATATTTGGCGCAAGGACTGTGAGAGAAACAGAATTGAGGTGAGGCTATGATGACACATGCAGACATCAAAAACAGGTTTACATATCACGCACCGAAAGGCGACCAGCCAGAGCGTTACGATAAAATCAGGGGCATGATGAGGGCAGTTGCCGAGGAGATGGTGGACTTGATCCCTGAATCAAGAGAGAAATCGCTGGCCCTCACCAAGTTGGAAGAGGCCGTGTTCTGGGCCAATGCGGCTATAGCACGAAACGAGTGATGATGGAAGCCGACGAGAGGATAATTGACCAGGAGGCCTGGAGCGATATCGCTCCCAACTCCGATGTTTATGGGCGGCTGATATGCCCTGTTTGCGGTAAAGACCGGTTCGTTCCCTCGTTTAAAGTTTACGATTCAAAACTCTACGAAACCCTGGAATGTGAGGGATGCAAGAGATCTTGGAATTACAGTAACCTTATTCTTGTTCCACTATACGACAACCAATATCATTAAGAGGAGACTAACTAAATGAAAAAATTGACATTGCTTGCATCATGCCTGCTGATCGCCCTACTTCTTCCAGGGCTTGCGTCTGCGAGGAACATATACGTCCAGAAGATGTTTGACGCAGAGGTGTTCGCGTCTTCAACCGCAGAATACAGCAAAGACAAGGCTGGGGACGCGGTCGTTATTGACCTTAACCAGTTTGACGGTGAAGGATATTTTGCTGTCCAGGTCTATCTGAACGACGCAGACGGCAGCATGACCTTGGAATGGGAAGGATCAAACGACGGCACTAATTATGTGGCGGCATACGACGACAACGGAAACGCATGGTCGAATATCTGCACGTCGTTTGCCTTTGGCGGTGGGCCTGCAACCAATGGCCGGGCCGTGTTTACTGTGCAGCCGCCTCCATGCAGATACCTTAGGATTAAGGCTACACCGTCAGCCCATGCCATAACGGGGCTGACTGTGATCGTTTCTCATGTTTCTGGTAATTAAGAAAGGAGATTTGTGTTATGAAAAGAACGTTTATGATTTTGGTAGCATTATTAGTGGCCTTAGTGGCTGCAACAGTAAGTTCCGCCGCTGATGTGGTCTTCCACAACGCGAATCAGTTTACCCTGGGGTGGGACCTGGTGACCGTAGACACAGACGGTGACCCAATCTCAGGTGTGTCTTATGAAGTCGTCATGGCCAATGCCTTGACTGATCCGACTAAAGCCAATCCTGCCATTGTGGCCAGACCAGCCGCTGGGATTGCAACCGCGACTGTGACTATTGGCGTCAAAGGCCGTTACTTTGTGGGCGTGCGGTCGGTATGGGATGGGCTGAAGTCTGGAATTAATTGGGGGGATCTGCCTGATGGACAGACAGTCCCGGAATTTGGCGTGAGATTTGCCGCACCTCCTAAGACTCCTGACGGGCTGAAGAAGAATTGAAGCTCACAGAGGATGAAATCTTGGTTACTGTCTGGTTTGTAGTGAGCATTGCGATCCTTGCGCTCATTCTGTTTGCAGGTGAGACGTAACTTGGAACTTCTAGCCGCCCTGATAGGTTTGGCGGCTTACGGTTTTCTGTTGGTTGTTTACTGGTTGGTTGATGACGAAAGGAGAGACAATGAGAAAAATAATTCTGATACTGTTTGCGGTGATGCTCTGGGCGGGGAATGCCTTTGGTGCGACTTATTATTGTGACTGTGACGCGGTATCGAATGGCGATGGTTCAGAAGGAAGTCCATTTAATACAATTGCAGCTTCACAGGCGGCGGCTGGGAACAGTGATGTTGTAAATATCAAAGGGGCCTGCACTCTGGCTGCTACCTTCACAGATGCCGGAGCAACCGGGCAAACATGGCAGGCGTGGGATTCGTCTGCAAAGCCGACGATCAGTTGGACCACTCCTGGGGCCACGTTTTTAGCTCCCACCGCTAATTCAACTTACAAAAATCTTATCTTAAATGCCGATTATGATAATGTTACTCAAGACTTAATTTATGGTAATAATACATCTGGTTGGAGTGTTTCTGGATGCGAATTATACGGAGGGCGGAGATCAATCGTTACAGCGGGATCGACTAATTCTACTATTGAAAAAAACCTGGTTTACTGTGGGCGCGGCCTTTCTATGGGCTGCCATATTGCGGGATCAGGAATTATTTATTTTGATGACAATATTGTTATTGGAGGTGGATACCATTCAACTGCTCAGACATCAACACTTAGGGTTGATTTAGGAACCGCATATATTAGAAATAATGATTTTTTTAATACCAGAGGCTATGCAATACAGTACGAAAGGGACGCCGTAACCAGGATTGATATCCAAAACAATATGTTTGTAGGCGGGGGCGATTCTGCCAATGTAACAGCAGCTATCTATGGAAAAGATGCGGCGGGGGCAATAGTTGAAAATATATCTAATAATTATTACAGTAACGGATTGTTTGATCCGACTGTGTCAGGCATAATCGGCCCTACCTGCACTAATTGCCTCAATTCAACATATCTCGGGCTGGTAAATTATCCGAATCAAGGAAAGTTCATTTTTTCTGTTGATGATTATAGCTCAACTTCTGAGAGTTATTATACAGACATCAGCAATAAATTAATAGCAAACGGAAAGACTGGGGTTTTTTTTCTTGAGTTGGAAGCTACAGAAAATTGGACTTACTTAAATGCGTTATTTGCGGCAGGAGGCTTAAAATGTGGGTATCATTCAATGAACCATCTTCCCTTAATAGTGGCACAAACAGCCTACGCATTTGCATTTAGCACTTATCCTGTAGGTGCTACAATTGAATTTGACGGCACAACTTTGATTATTACATCTGACGGAACAGCAGTCGTTTTCAATCAGGACATCACGGCGACTGCTTATGATACGTTTCCTGAATTAATCACAGCAATTAACGGGCTGGCTGGGTTTTCGGACACGGCAACTCATGTAAAGATTGGATCAAAACTCGTCAGGTCAGACAGTATGAAAAGTTATATCAAAACTGCTATAGGAGACCTCACCAGTGGACGGGTTGAATTGGATTATGGTGAATTAAACAGTAGATTTTACACCAATGAAATTACACGGTGCATAACAGAGATAAAGGCCAATATTGGAAATGTTTCATATCTTGCTAATGCCTTTGATTACCCGGGCGGGTACGTTGATTCCACATTGGTTAAATGGCTCCAAAACAATGAAGATGATGATGTAAAATTAGCCTTTGGCACTTCGTCAAATGGAAACACGTCAAATCCTTCTGTCGGGATAAATATATATAAAATTGTCAGAGTCGCTAATGAAGATGTCCATAATGCGGACCAGGCTGTTGTGGCTCAGAACAGCCGGGCTATTGCGGCTCAATTAGCCACAAGCGGGGGCATTGCCGGGATATATGCTCATACGGCGGCGGAGTTCCCTGCCGCCTCATTACAGATATTGATTGATGCACTTGCAGAATATGATGTTCCTATTGTTGACGTTGACACGGCATATAACTATTTAACAGATACTTTTACTGGTTCGGATGTTGATTCTGACGGAAATGCAGTAGCAGAAATTTTATATTTATCAAACCCAAGGACGTTATTCTCGGGGGATTTCCACCTCCTGGCCGGATCATCCTGTATAGGGACAGGAACCGCCGGGGCCACAACAGACTATGACGGTGTTTTGTTCGGTACGCCTTCCAGCATCGGGGCGCTTGAGTTTGTGCGCGATATCGTTACCTATTTTGGCATTGTTCCCTTTTTTACAGGCGAGTTTGGATTGAACCGTTTTGGGGTTAATGCTTTCAGTAATTAACGGGCAGTAAAGGAGGCAAATGAACGTACTGTTTCTGACATATCACACGTGTATCCGGGCGATAAAGGAATCGTTCGCGGTTATGGGAAATGGGCATGGCCTGTATTTCCTCCAGGTCGCGGCGACATCTGAAGAGCTGTTGATTTCGGAGCCGTTTTCTACGTACTACAGAGACCTGGAAACCCTGGCCATAAAATTGCCAATGTTCCGGGGCTTTGATCTCGTGCATGTCCACAATGATCCGAACTGGATGGTCCGCGTTGTCAACGAGGTCCTCCCCGGCAAACCAGTTATTTTGGATTGCCACGATCTGAACTCCATGCGTGAGGGCATTGCCGACGACGACGAAAGATACGCCGTTACCCATGCGGACGGGCTCATCTTCCCCAGCATCCCCTACATGAAAGGCGCAATAGAGTTCTTCCCTGAGATTAAATCCAAACCCATGGCAGTTATTGAAAGCAGACACAACCGCCATCATATTGTGAATGATGCGCTTCCAGGGATTCCTGGCATTGTCTATGAGGGGGCCATGTTCGCGGCCTCTCCCTTATTAGACCCTGTGTCCGTAGAGAAGTTTAGGTATCGGGACTACACCCAAGTTTTCGACATTCTCTCGAATAAATTGGGCATCCCAACGCATCTCTATGGCGTTAAAGACCCTTCCTGGGATAAGTACGTCCAGACAGGAGCCGTCTGTCATCGAAGCTACCCCTACACCCAAATGCTCAAGCAGATATCGAGATATGATTGGGGGTTTTGCGGTTCTCCGATAGATCACCCTCAGTGGCACATGGCTATGCCGAACAAGTTGTTTGATTACATCGCCGCCGGCATCCCTGTTATTGTTTACAAGGCAGATGAGAGTGCCAAGTTCGTCAGAGAGCACGGGCTGGGCATTGTGATTGAGGACCTGGAAGAGCTTGCCGATCCTGAGGTGTACGGGAGGCATGAGGAGATCCGCCCCATTGTCCAGCAGATAAGGCATGATCTCGTGATGGAATTGCAAGCTCCTATAATCATGAAGATTTACGAACAGGTATTGCTCGGGTGAACAAATGATATGGAAACAAAAATGCTAATGAAAGAATTAATGGAGGGGTTATGAAAAACAGTTACACCGAAGAACGAGGAGCTTTTGACACACGGTGGGATGACGATGACCCTGACGACCCTGATTCGTGGTTTGATTACGTTCAAGACGGGACTCCTTTTCACGTTGGTCAATCGTATGTTGATATACCAGTTCCGAAACTGGTATGCGCGAAGTGCGGAGGAGATAAGTTTTTGGTCGGTTCGGCTGAATACTCAACGGCGATCAAATGCCCCACATGCTTGTGGGAGCATGTTATTCACGACGGCTAACACAGAGTTCACCCGCTCGTCGGGTGCAACGATTGGTTAACAATTGCGTTCAACCTTTATTGGAGATTAGGGGATTTAAAGATGATCAGTAAATCGGACAATAAAACCCCCTACCTGGATCTTGTCAATGCGATTGACGCGGAAAGGGTGCTGCTGCACCAGGTCCCGGATCTCGACCTCACCAAAGGCCGATACCTGGCTATCCGTCACGACATTGATTATGACATGGAAAAGGCGGTTAAGATGGCGCGACTTGAGTATGACAACGGCATCTCAAGCACCTATTTTGTCCTGCCTTCCGCACCGTACTTTAGATGCTCTGAAGTTTTTGCACGCATACTTGACCGCATCGGATCAATGGGGCATGAGATCGGCCTCCATAACGATTTCCTGACCACGTACCTAACCCAAAGCGAGCCAAAGGCAAAGGGTATTATAGAGGTCATTGCGGAGCCCCTCCAGTTCCTGCGCAATCATGGGTTTCGTTGTTATGGCACAGCGGCACACGGAACGCTTCATGCCAGAGAGAATGGTTACGTCAATTATCATGTTTGGACCGAATGCCCTGAGAAGAATTTTGAAGCCCCGACAAAGGTAACCTTCCCGCGCATTACCATGAAGGCATTTGATTTCAAGTATGAAGCCTATTATCTCCCGCGTGATGCCTACCTAACGGATTCGGGCCACCACTGGCAGGCGTTTGTGAGGCCAGATTACGAACCCTTTGAACGCATGAAAAACCCGATCGCAGACCCGTTTAAGGCCATTGAACTATTCAATACGATGGAAGCCGGTATTATGCAATGCCTATTTCATCCTGTATGGTGGGGAGATGACGATCTGGGCTAAAGACGCAAGATACCCTTATGTGCTAATCGCCAAAGGTGCGGTCATCGAGGACGGTGTTGAATTTGGCCGTAGCGTATCAATCGGATACAACTGCTCTGTCAAGGAAGGTGTGAGGTTCGGGAACCATGTCTATGTTTCGCACATGGTAGTTGTCGCGCAGGGAACTATCATTGAGGACGATGTGTTTTTGGGGCCTGGGGTTGTGATTACCAATACAAGACATATCTGTCATGGACGGGATAGGGATTTTACAGGGGAAAGGGTGCCTGTAACAATTAAGAGAGGAGCCAGGATAGGAGCCAGGGCGGTCCTGCTCCCAGGGATTGTGATTGGAGAAGAGGCCATGATTGCCGCGGGCGCGGTCGTAACCAAGGATTGTGAGGCTTTTGGGGTGTATATGGGTTGCCCAGCGGTAAAGACTGGAGACGTACCCTTTGGAGAAAGATACCATAGATAACCTGGAAAAAAAAATAGTTGACATTATTCGTATTCTCGTTTCTAATAAATTTACAGGCGAACTGCGCTTCACCTTGCTCTTTAATCAAGGCGGCGTTCGCCAGTTTAAGAAAACGATTGAAGACTCAGATCCAAGTTTGATTTTTCGTTCGGATTCTTAGATAGCCCTAAAAATTTAGGTTCTATTTAAGCCCGGTTTGGGAACTCCACGGAGGAGGCCCCAGATCGGGCTTTTTTTTTGGCCTTATCAATCATCGAGCAAAGGAGACTTTATGCCGGAAGAAACACAGGGGACGCTAAACGGTTCAAGCGGGGTTTCGTCCTCTCCCGCGATGTCCAGTGATGGAGACCTTATCAGCACAATCGGGCTTACTACTTCTCCGCCCGCAACTGACACGTCAGGAAAAGACGCTAAAACCGAGGCCCCAGGCACTGCCGAAGATAAGACCGAACCCGACAAGGACAAGGGCGCCGACGGAGGTAACGACGGAGAAGACCGGTTCGATAAGCACCCGAGGTTTGTGAAACTCAACGACAGAGTAAAGGCGGCAGAGAAAAGAGTCGCCGAACTCGAACAACTGGTTAATAACGAAAAAACGAAAGCAACTGCCGAAGGAAATACCGAGACAGAGGCCCTGCCATTTAAAGATACAAGGAAGATGTCGAAAGACGATTTACTGGACTGGCAGGCAGAGGACCCGCAAGGCTATCACGACAACTTAGTCGCACAAGCCAAGTTTGAACTGGCCAAGGACATGAAGGCCGACCAGAAGAAGAACAGCGTCGAGGATGCCATTGCCAAGACCTATGAGGCATACGCGAAGGAAAACCCTGATTTTGACGAGATGTGGGATTCCGGAGATATCCGGGAGTACATGAGTAAAAATCCGGGGCATAACGCAATATCCGCGCATATGGCCATGACATCTAATAAAAAGGTTGAAAAGGCTGTAAAGGACGCAGAAAAGCGCATCATGGAGAACCTAAGGGCGAAGAGAGAAAGCCAGGTTATCCCAGCAGGGCCGTCCGCGAGCCGCGCCTCCTCTGAAACGGAAATTCCTACGGAACTTAAAGACACTAAAAAGCATGGTGGACTTGCCGCCGTACTTGCGCGGAGATCTCAGGAAAGGGAGCAGCGCAGGTTTGGAGGGTAACAGTCCGCCTTTTCGGAGGACTTTACAATGGCTCTTACTTTTGCAGAACTTGAAAGTATCACCAACGACTATTTCATGGCCGATAACGGCCAGGCTGAAGACATTTACTTCTACACTTCTTTTCTGCTCAATTACCTGATGAAGCAGCAAAAGGGCATCTGGGAGCGTCCCGAGGGCGGGGAGCACATCCGCATCCCCCTTGAGTACGACGGCCAAGAGGCGGAGTTCTACGTCAAGGGCGATACCATTTCGTCCGATGACAGAACCTCCCTGAATGCGGCGCGGTTTGATTGGAAGCACGCCTATGGCAATGCAACCGTTTATCGTATTGACGGCCTGAAAAATGCCGGACGTTACGCCGAAGTCCAGATGGTTGCCCAGCGTGTTGCCGGCGCTCAGAAATCCCTAACCAAATTGCTGGCAGGATCTATTTATGACCTGCCCTCCGGGGACTCAGCACGTCTTACCGGACTTCGTGCGTGCTGCCATGAGACTGCTACCACCGAATACGGCAATATCGCCGAAGATGATCTGGTAGCCGCTGACGGGACTAAGCCGTGGGAAGGTATCATGGATTCGTCCACGACCGTTGTCACTTTAAACGTAGTGCGAACAGGCGCAACAACCGCCAAGATCAGGGACGGCAAGGGCGGGAAGCCTGACCTTGTGGTCTGCACGGAAACGATCTGGAATATCATAG